GTTACAGGTGCAGTAATTCCCTCTGCGGTTGCAGTAGGTTTTACTTCCTCCGCAATCCTCATCTCGTCCAGAATCTTATCGGCTACTTCGGGTTTGACTTCGGTTACAGGGTGTTCCTCTTGGTATTCCTGTTTGGCAACGTCAATCGCCTTCGATAATTCCGCTTCGATTTCAGGAGTCCTCGCCATCTCGTTGACGGCTTGAACTTGGGCTTGCTCTAAAGTAAGCCCTGCGTCCTCAAACTTCTTTACCAGAGTGTCAAGCTGTTGCCCTGTCTCTGGAGACAAGTTATTTCTAAATGTTCGGTATGAGGCCATGCCACCGATAGCACCGAAAGGTAGAGATGCTATCGTAGCCTGAATGTAAGCTTGACTGACACCGTCTAAGATGCTCCGTGTTTCGTCATAGTGTTTCAGGATGGCGTTCTGCGCCATTTGGGTAACTACTTCCTCTAGTCCCTCAATTTGTGGGATCGTGAGGCCAGTAATCACAGCTTTGGCGAGAGCGTTTGTGGTCACTTTTTGTATTGTCTTGATTAGAGGCTGGACAACTGGCTTGAGTGGCTTGAATATGAGCCCTATGAAGGGCAAATCTGAAACTGTCTCTACACCCCCGGCGATGAGCCCCCCAAGTAGAGCCTTTTGCCTCGCTTCCTCTATGGGAACGCCCATTTGAATCAACTGGTCAAGCATATTACCAGCTTCAGGCATTGAGGCTACCAGCATACCGGCAGGTATCCCGACAAAGGGTGTAGCAACGGCTGACACTCCTACTACAGTTCCCATAACCGCAAGTGAGTAAGCTAGACTACTACCGACACTATAAAGCCAATAGCCCGGGTCTTTGAGTAATTCAGGGTGTTCTAATGGATTCTGTAAATACTGAGGCTTTGGTGCTAACTCAGGATGGTCAATCCAGTATTGGTCTTGCTGTTGCCTTCTCCGAATATAGGCTTCGGCTGTCCTCTGGACGGCTTCTTCGTATCGTATCTGCACTCCTGGCTCGATATACTTTTGGTATAGTTCGGGGTTTTGCATAAGTTGTGGGTCAAGTGCAGTTGTGCGTGTCGCCCATGCCTCTAACGTCTCCCGGGTTGGTTTGGTAACAGGCTGTGTAAGCAGCCATGTCTCTATATTCTGTATCGCTCCCACACCGCCAGCCAGTAAGGAATCCTTAAAATCTTTCCACGCACTTTCGGGAATATACTCTTGGGTTGCACCGAACAATCCCTGTATTTCCTCATCGGTAAGATGGTAAGGATTCCCCCCTTCGTCTTCAAATTCGAGCGATTTAAGTAGTGTTACCACATCCTCGGTCGGGCCTATTTCTCGTATATCCGCCAGGAATCCTGTCGGGTCGGTTGCCATATAGTTCAAGACTTCATCTGTGGTCTGTTGAGGAAACACTCTGCCAAACACTTCCTCGGTCTGGACTTGCTGTTGCTCTCTTAGGTCTAACCAGCCCACGACATCCAGCGTCCCCCCGCCTTGTTGATATGTTTGATATTCCTGCTTCCCTTGGTCCGTCAGGTTCTCTATGGTTACCGGCGTTGTTGGTATTCCCTGTGTTAAATTCCCCGTTGGTGCTGACAGAAGTGCTTGCATATCTGCCTGTGTGTATGTCTCCCCGGTCGGTGAAATGTAGTTGTTATCCTGGGTGATCTCCCACTTCTGGGGAGTGATAAAACTAATAGTGTGTCCGCCTCCTTCTGCCGGTGTCATCTTCAGCATCCAGCCTTCTTGAAGTCCCAACCCCATGTCTTGAGCCTCACTCGCAGTAAAGAATAACGGTTGTGTGGGAAAGGCTGTCGTTAGTTGCCTTTGCTGAATAGAAGTCAATAATTGAGGATACATCTCTCTGGTCTCTTTCAGCGAAGTGCCGTATTGAGACAGTAATTGCTCTATCTCTGTATCCTTGGACTGGCGGTATTGACTCAGTAAATCTTCAGCGTTTAGGTCAATGCTCATTGCCATCCTTTTTTACTTGCGACCAAATCTAATTGAGCCACAAAGGTTTCTCTTATATCGGGCATAATGTTATTCATGAGTCTAGTCTTTATAGTTTGGTATAAGAAGTTTTTAGATTCCAATGCTGTCTCCACAAATTGAACTACATCAAAGCCAGCATTATTAACTCTCAAAACTTCTACGATGCTATCTAAAGGCATTCCCTTAGTATCCATCAGTTGAAATACCATCTTGCCGTCAAGGATAACCTCTCCCTTTTCGCCAAATCCTCGTAGGGTATTCATTGATTTCTCTTATTCAATCCTGCCTTCGCTAGTAACTTCTGCATAATAGCTGGCTTCTGAGTTTGAGTTCCTACTTGCTCTCCACCTTTTGTCGGTTGCTCTTGGAGAGCCTTGATTATCATGTCGTCTAAATCCTGTTGGGTGAACTTAAATTTAGCCATTTGCCACCTCCGCAACTTGAGTTGGCTCAGTAGGCATTGGCGAACCCTGTGTACCCCCTGCGAATAATGGCATCAATGGCTTACCCTTCGGCTGGGGGTTGCCTTGTGCCTCAATTAAATTACCCTCTATCTGTCTTTGCTTCAGAATGGTAACTATTCTCTGTGCCAGAATATAAGCCTCAAGAGGTTTCTCATCCTCTATGAGCTCACACGCTCGGCGATAAAGGAATAATACCTCGTCTTTCATTTCTGCCTGTTCAGACAAGAATTTAGTCTTTTCGCCGTCAGGGTCTTTCAGTTTTAATACATCTCTTCTGATTGTATCGGGGGACAAGTACCCCTGAGACGCATTGGCGATTGAAAGATTGGCTATCATCTGCTCCTGTGTCTCGGTATAGAACCTGTATTTAATCGTGTAATCGCCATCAAGGTCGGCTGGCGTGTATGAGTTCGTGCTTCCTTCCTTGCCGAGTTCCAGAGTTTCGGCTAAAGTGATGCACTGTTTGATAATCATCTTACTGAGTGCTTGATAGAACAAAGCCTTCGCCTGGATTCTGGGCAGGAAGATGTCGTCCCTAGAACCTGATAGTCTCGTAATGGCAATCGCAGACAACGGAAAGGTCAAAGTCCCATAATCTATTGTCGCTAAACTCCCTCGTTGCAGACAAGTCTCCAGAATAGAATAGGCGGTTCTCGTGGCGTTCTGAATGTCCCTCATAGGGATAGGCTTATATCCTCCCCCAGGAGGCACGGCCTGAATTGTTAGTTGCTCATACGGCGATTCCTTTGGTTTCCCCTGGGTCTTGTAGTCCGGGGTTTCCAGTTGCAGCCCGCCATAGAGGTTGTTGATGGTCATGGTCTGCAAAATACTCATTATCCTGTTTTTCTCTTGCCACAAGTCCCGGTTAGCCCACAATAAACTCTCACCCTCATGCTCTTTGGCGGTTGCACTGTTTAAGGTTGACCCTGAAGGGCAGATAGTTCGCACAAAGTTGACTTCCTTGTAGGGATTCGGTTGCTCCCTGATGATTTGCTTATCTGCAAAGACAAAATTCATCTCTGGGTTCCAGAAGTCCACAAGTTCAGACTCGCTTTCAAGAGTGACCTGTCTATCCCCAGGCTTGCTGTACTCCCTTTCGATTTGCGCCTTTGATTCTGTAAACCAATGCCCGCCCCAGACTAAGTTCTGCCCGTCTGTGTCGTCAACGTAGTACCGAGTATCAATTGGCAAAACATCGGGGACGAATCCTTTGGCCGGGTCTATTCTTATGCACACCCTGGCAGACAGTCTTCCCCGGATCCCCAGTTGCTCATTGACGAAGGCATCTAAGCCGAGTTTCCCCAGCTTCACCAGCCATTCGTCAATCATATAAAACACGTCATCGAGAAATTCCTCGATCTTGGTTGTTTTCTTGTCTGATAAGTCCCGTCCTTCTACAATAGTCTGCCTAGTAGCCCCGCCCAGAATAGCTATGCCTTTCTGGGTGTAGATAAGAGGATCGTTCAATGTGACGTTGGCTACACCCTTCATTTCCTGCGCGGGATTATCTAATCTCATCATCTTGTAGGGTGAAAGGAAGTAAAGGTTCTCGTCCTCGTCCATCCGGCCAAACAGGGTGGACATCTCTTCTCGCTTGTCCTTGAATAACTTATACTCTGTAGTTTCTTCTGCCATAGTTTGCTCCTTATAGCGTTCTGATAAAGGCTATAATCCCGATAATAGTCGGGATAGCTGCAAAGCCCGCCATGACCATCCACATCTTGCCAGCAGAAAAGGCTTTTGATGTTTCAAGACAAACTACCCTGTCATTAACCCCCTTGTAGTCTGTCTCTAGTTTCTTGATTTTTAAATCCATCTCCTCACGGGCTAACTTTAATGCCCTATCATTCATGTTAAAATGGTCTTGGAGATAGATTCTCAAGTCTTTTATACTCTGGTCTATACTATTTGTTCTTTGATCAATGTAGTCTTGTAATGAAACATCGGCCATATCGCCCTCCTTAATATCGCCAGGATTGGCTTGCGCTGGTTTCTACCAGCTTATGAGAGGCTACGGCATACCTTCGGGCATCGAGCCCATGACTCCAGATGTGTGAGGTCTTGTCCGTTAATGCGCCGGTGGTCTTGTCCTTGAGGTATCTGAAGTTCCGTTGTTCCTTGATACAATTCACAGAGTCTTTCGTCCAGTATTGGTAGAATTGATTGACCCTCTGAATCCCATATTCCACGCTGCCCTTGCCCTTGACCGCCTCGACCACAGTAAACCCCAGATTCCGCAGTTCCTCGGCACTCTTGGGTTCGTCAGGGTCAGGGTAGATGGGTTCGTTGCGAACTCTCGCTAAGGTCAACTTCCTCGCTATCTGGTCATTAGTCAATGCCGTCCTGTCATAGAACATCTCCTGGGAATACAACTTGTCCCCTACGATGACGTTCTTGACACAAACCGTCGGGTCTTGCGAAAACCCCCAGTCTAAGCCGTAGAAGATTTCCCCCATCGGTAAGGTATCTACCTGCTCGAAGTAAGGGTAAACTAATCCTTCAATCTTGCCGACTAACCCTAAGCCGTAGATGTTCCACCAGTTCGGGTCTTTGTCTCTGTTAGACTCGATATTGGCGACAACCTCTTTCGGCAGGAC